ACACAATACGCTACAGCTAACCAACTAATAGTCATCTGCCTACTTTTTGGAATCAGTAACAACTTTTCATGTTGGAATAGATGTGCTAAATCTTTGATATACTTCTTTCGAGGGAATAACTTAACCTTCCCTTCGTCTTTCTCGTCTTTCGTTTTCACCAATGCTAGAAAGTTAAGAAACGCATCGTCATTTTTTTTTGGATCAATAGCTTCCAATGCTCCATCTCTAGCGGCAGCAAGTTTTGCTTTGGTTGCTTCAACGACTGTAGTAATAGCCAATTATTTACCCATTAATATTTTTTCAAGTTCTTTTATTGCTAACTTTTGTTCTGGAGTTCTTATAAATTGTCTCCATTCATTATCTCCAGAAGGAGCTCCTTTTGGTCTAGGAAGATCAGAAATTAAGTTTCCTCTTATTATTGCATCTACAAAAGAACGATTAAACCAATCTTTTACAGGTCTATTTTCTACATAAGGTGATTTTCTTTTTATTTGTTGTTGTCTTATCCAATTCTGAATACCTTCTTGCTCTCTCATTGGATATGTTTGTATTAGTTTCTGTTTAAGTCTATTCCATTCTGGACTATACTCCTCCATAGCGTGTAAACTTTCTCCACCAAAAACATTTGTCTTTTGTTCAGGTGGTAATTTCATTCCTTCACGCCTAAATTCTACTACATTTTTCATAGGTTCTTCTAAGGGCCTATATTTTCTATAGGGAATATCTGGATTACGATCTTCATTCCAAGGAAAAAATTCAACAAAACCTCCTTTAGAAGGATTATTGTAAACAGACATTTGATTTTCAGGAATTGCACTTATTCCTGGAAATTTTTTTACAGATTTTTGATATAAACTTGCCATTAACGTAATCTCATTCCAGGTTTATATCCTTTTTCAAAATCTTCTTGTCCAGATTGTATCATTTCCATTAAAGCAAGTATTGCTTGTTGTAACTTATCAGCACCAGCAGACATTCCTCTCCATGTAAGCGTTTTGCGTGGGTCCATATTCATCATACCTGCTGCCATTTGATCTTGTGCTCGCCCTTGTTTCATCAATTTTCTTGTTAAATTTTCTCTGAATTGATTCGTGTCAAAGGCACGCTGTGCAAGCGGACCTCGATGTACTGCTTCATCTTCATAAGGTAGTATTCCTGTTTCTGGTTGACTCTGTTCTATAGGCAATCTAGCAGCATATGGAGGAAGCATCCTAGACATCAAATCTTGACCTTGCATATTTTTATTTGGCATTATTCTTCTTCCCATTCAGGTTTATCTTGTGCATCACGCAGTATTTGGTCTGCTTCGTCTAATATTTGTTGTTTCTCATCTTCACTTTTCCCTTCAAACATACTTTGGAAAACGTGTTCGTGTTGTTCTGGAGAGAAGTCTCCTTTAATCTTTAATATTTTATTAATGGCATCTAACCTGGAAGGCCAATCTTCTATATCTTTTACATACATACTTGTACCAGTACCAAATTTCATAGGCCTGGTTGCATCTAATGCCTGGTCTAAACGCATATATGCTCTGTGCATACGTTCCGATATACCCTGTTTAGAGAAGAATTTTTCTAGGTAGGTTTTAATACGAGGTTTTCCAAGTATATTCTTGGAGGCATTTCTGGAATAAGAGTCCGAATATCCAGCTTTCTTCGCAGCGTCTGTGGCATTTCCACCATTTTCTAGATAATTCTCTACAAACTTTTGTTCTCTAGGCTCTAATCCAGTACCCTTATTTAATTTGGCCATTTTTACCCCAATTTTCGTTAAACTTTCGCCATCGAACTCCTATTATACCACAAAAATGAAAATAATGCAAGAAATATAATTAATGAAATGCGACTATTTAGGTCGGTCTTTACTTTCCTGGTACATTATAAGAGTAATTAAGGCATAATTAGCAAGATCAAGGAGGGTATCTTCTATCTTTTCATCTTGCACTTTCAGTTTCTCTGTCTTCATAAACTCCATTAACCGACTAAACTTGTCGGATAAGCGTACTGCACAGCCTTTCCAAGCCGGAATACCCCCTGATTCGCATATTCTAAAATTAGCGAAGACATCTTCCTTGTTAGCATAGTCGTGTCTTTTCTCTCTGTTGATCCTTTTCATCTCATCGAGGAGTGTATTAAACCTATCTTTCATGGTATTCCCATACTCTTTTCAATCCAGCGTCTATGGATATCTTCGGAGTCCAGTCTAATATACGTTTTGCCTTTGATATATCGGCATTGGTGCAGTCTATATCGGAAGAATGTCTTGGTTCAGATCGTATACTTGCTTTCTTTCCTATAATATTCTCCAGTTTCTCTATAATTTCCTTGACACTGACTGGTTCATCTCTACCTAAATTGAATATTTCGTAGCCAACGGATATCAAAGACTTCTGTATTCCCTCACAAATGTCCTGTACATGGGTATAATCCCTTGATTGCGAACCATCTCCGTACATTACCAGTTCTTTATTGTTGCTGATGCACTCAATAAACTTGCTAACACTCATATCAGGTCTGCCTTTTTCTCCATAGACAGTGAAGAAACGCAATATAGAGACGTCAATCCCATGAAATCGGTGATATACGGAGCCGACCTCTTCGGCCATCTTCTTTGACTCCGCATATACCGACAACATATTCCCTATTTTGTCATGTTCCATGAATGGAATCATCTTCGCACCGCTATATATACTCGAAGTGGAAGCTAATACAAATTTAGGGACCGAAAATTTTCGGCAAAATTCTAAACAATTTACAGTAGACATCACATTATTCCGGATATACTTACCAGGTTCCTCGTTGGAACGTCTCACTCCTGCACTACCTGCCAAATGAATGACTGCATCTATCTTCAATTTCTCGTTCAACTGTCCAAGTTTGTCTATTGAACTGGTTTCCGACAAATCCAACCCCATAAACATAAAATCTCTAGGATTTTTATTACTGTTATCTAAGTATTTGACAGCGTTGTTTAGAAAGTGAAGACGTTCCTGTTTGAGAGAGAAATCAGATTCCGTTGACATGGAGTCAATTCCAATCACTTTATGGTTTTCTTTCAACATCTTATTTACAAAGTGTGAACCGATAAACCCAAATGCTCCTGTTACCAGATAATTACTCATTTTCCTCCTCCTCATCTAAATATTCCATCTGATATACCATATCTACAATACCCGCATAACAGGTAGGGCACAAAGCAAATCGCAATATTCCAATATATCCATCTATTCCGCCCTCGTTATTTAACGAAAAATCTCCACTACATATATTACATTCTCTAATTTCATCCTCTTGATCCTTTTTCATCCAGTATTACCTCCGATGTGGTTTCTATCCATACCCTCGCACCACAAGAAAGCGGTTTTTCGGGAGAATAGATTACTTCTGCTGGGCCGAGAATTTTTATATTATTTGCGTACTGATTTTCTTTATATGTTTTACAGGAAATAACCGGTTTTTTCTCTCCCGTTTTCTGGTTTTTTCGTATCGTATGCTGATTGATATGTATTCTTCTTTTCAAGTGCCATTCTCGCTTCATTTAAAGTACCTAGGAGGCTATATCTCTTTCAGTTAGATAAGTTGTGCATGAAAGACGAAAAAGGAGGAGAAAAACGCCTCTCATGCACTTTTCCCAACATGAAGTACCTATGATACTATAGTAAGGTATATACAAAGTCAAGAGGTAAGACCCAAAATGAAGGTCAAAAAATACTATCCGGACCCATGAATTGAGCAGAAAAAAAAGGCCAAGGGTGATGGGAACCACTATACCCTATTAAATTATATCCATGCTATTCAAAAGCCAAGCTAAACCTTTAAATCATATTGATTTTTTTTCTTTTAATTAAAACCTTTAAAGTCAAAGGCTTGTTGGTATGAGGGTGAATAAAAAGCGAAAGTCTAAACCCATAGTTTACGCTGTTTGGTCGTAGTCATAAAAATCAATTATTAATCTATTCGCTTAGGCTTTTAAATAGCCCACGAATAGATTATCCTTTTTTGGGGGTCTATGAACCTAGCTTAGACTTGTAAAAGAAGTAAACCCATTCAAGTTTTAACCTTAGATATAAAATATTAATATTCCTCTCTGGGATAACATCAAATCTAAT